AAAAGTCATGGGTTATGTTCCTCAAATATTTTTAGTTAATGCTGCTTTTTGTGGTGTGCCTCAGACTCGTGAACGTGTTTTTGTTTGCGCTATTCGTAAAGATTTGTTTAAGAAAAAACTTGAATTGAAAACTGTTCAACAACCTATTTCTTTGAATGATGCTTTTGCTAATTTAGAAATTGATGAAAGTGAAAAAACTTTTCCATCTAAAGATGGTGAGTGGTTTAAGTATTGGTCGAATACTGAAATTAATTCTTCATTTGCTTTGGCTTACAAAAAATCTACAGGTAAAACTGGTTGGTTTGGTCATATTAAACACGCGCCTAATTTGCCGGGTAAAACTATTTGTAGTGCTGGTACTTATAATCATTGGTCAGAACCTCGTGGATTTACAACTAAAGAGTTAATTCGTATTGGTTCTTTTCCTGACGATTACAAATTTTTTGGTAAACGTATGCCTCAATATTTAATCGGTATGAGCGTTCCACCAAAAATGATGCAATTCGTTGCAGAAAATGTTAGAGATCAATGGTTATCATAAATTTATATGAGCAACCCACCAAAACCAATTGAGGTAAAAAGAAAACTTGGCAATCCGGGTAAAAGACCTTTGCCTAATTCAAATGAATTAATTTTGCTTCCATCAATTGAAAATATTCCGGAACCACATCGACCTTTATTTGATGCCGGTTTAGAGTTGTGGAATCGTACTTGGTCAATGGGTCAATTATGGATTTCACCTAGAACAGATATTGAACTTTTGTTAATGACTTGTGAAATGCTTGATGAGCGTGTAAGACTTCGTGCTTTTGTTTGGAATAATTCAGAGTCGTGGCGTGAACGTAAAGCATTAAGAGAATTAGATAAAAACATTGTTAACAATTTATCTTTACTTGGATTCACACCTACTGATCGTTCACGCTTAGGCGTTGCTGAAGTTAAAGCGAGAAGCAAATTAGAAATGTTAAAGGCGCAACGTGAAAAACAATAATTCTTGGCCGCCTAAATGGGTTACACCTGTTACAAAAAAGAATTTAAATAAGAGTCGTGGTAAAGAAATTTCTGCTTTTATTAATTCAATGTGTATTCAAACTAAAGACACAATCGCTGGTCGTAGTGGTGAATTATTAGCAACACGCAAATGGCAAGACGATTTACTAAATCATATTTTTGCTGTTAATGATGATGGTTCTTTAAAGCACAGAACTGCTCTAGTGGGCATGGCTCGAAAAAATGGAAAATCGGCACTATCTTCTGGTATCGCACTTTGGGGTTTATTTATGGGTGAAAATGGTGGTGAAGTTTATTCTTGTGCTGCTGATAAAGATCAAGCAAAAATTGTTTTTAATGATGCAAAAAAAATGATTGAAGCAGAACCAGATTTATATGAACAAGTAAATCTTTATCGTGACGTAATTGAAGTTCCATCAACAGGTTCAATTTATCGTGCGTTATCTTCTGAAGCATTTACTAAAGAGGGTTTATCACCGTCACTTGTTATTTATGATGAACTTCACGCTGCACCTAATCGTGAACTTTTTGATGTTATGCAACTTGGTATGGCAGCAAGAAGATCACCTTTGTTGTTGGCAATTACGACCGCAGGTGTTAAAGCAGATTCAACAGGACAAGATTCAATCGCGTATTCTTTATATCAATATGGGCAAAAAGTTGCTCGCAACGAAATTGAAGATCAAACATTTTTTATGGCTTGGTGGGAAGCGGAAGCAAATGCCGATCACCATCTTGAATCAACTTGGCAAATGGCTAATCCGGGTTTTGGCGATATTAACGATCCTGAAGATTTTGTTTCAATGGTCAAAAAAACACCAGAAGCAGAATTTAGAACCAAAAGATGTAATCAATGGGTTGCCTCTCAAACTGCTTGGCTTCCTAATGGTGCTTGGGAAGAATTAAATATTGAAAAAGAAATTAAATCTGATACTGAAGTTGTTTTAGGATTTGATGGTTCTTTTTCTGGTGACGCCTCAGTAATTGTTGGTGTAACGCTCGAGGAAAAACCTCACGTATTTGTTGTTAAAGCGTGGGAGAAGCAACCTGAAGATAGGGAAGATTGGCGCGTTGATACTTTAGAAGTGGAAAATACAATTATTCAATTTTGTGCTGAACACAATGTAAAAGAAGTTGCTTGTGATCCTTTTCGCTGGCAACGATCTATGCAAGTTTTACAAGATCATGGAATACCAATTGTTGAGTGGCCGTCAACTTCTGCTGCTCGTATGATTCCGGCGTGTTCAAAATTTTATGATGCTGTTGTAAATCAAAGAATTACACATGATGGAAATGCTTTATTGGCAAGACACATTTCAAATGCTGTTGTAAAAACCGATCGATTGGGACCAAGAATTGTTAAAGAACACAGAGGTTCACCACGCAAGATAGATGCTGCAGTTGCTAGTATCATTGGACTAGACAGAGCAACGGTTGCAAGAAATGATGAAGTTGTAAATGTCCCTTCATTTTTTATGGTTTAGGAGTTAAGTGGCAACAATTTTTCAAGCAATAGGTTTGATAACAATTTCAATCGGTGTCGGAATAATTTTCGTTCCTGCTGGCATAATATTAATAGGTACCGGATTTTTATTATTTGGTTTAGCGCTTGAGAGACGTGGGTAATGCTTAATAATCTTTTTAATCGTTCAGAGCAACGCGCTATAAGTTTTCAATCAATTTGGGGCGCCGGCGATAGTTTGGCTTTCACAACGACTGCTGGAACCAATATTGACGAAAATACAGCAATGCAAATTTCTGCTTTTTATTCTTGTGTGCTTTTAATTTCTGACACAATTTCAACTTTACCAATGGACGTTTATATTCGTCGTGATGGCAATCGAGTTCCTTATCGACCACGCCCAGAGTGGGTAATGAAACCAGATATTGATTTATCACGTATTGAACATTTTCAGCAAGTATTAGTTTCACTTCTTATCGATGGAAATGCTTTTGTAAGAATTTATCGCGACAATCAAGGAAACATAATTAACTTGATGGTTCTCGATCCTTTAAAGGTTGAAATTACAAGAGACAACGTAAGCAGAGAACTTGCTTACAGATATGAACTTGAACGCGGAACTTTTATTCCTAAAAATGACATGATTCACATAACTGAAATTCGCCGACCAGGTTATGTTCGTGGGGTATCGCGCGTTAATGAATTAAAAGAAAACCTTGGTTTGGCTTCAGCGTTACAAGAATTTGCTGCAAGATTCTTTGGATCAGGTGCAAACCTTGGTGGACTTATTGAACACCCTGCACAATTAACTAGAGAACAATCAAAAGATTTAGCAGACGCATTTAGAGGACAACATAAAGGATTACGTAAGTCGCATAAAGTTGGTGTTTTATCTGGTGGAGCAAAATTTGTAAAAACAGAAGCATCACCTGACGAAGCACAAATGCTTGAGTCACAAAAATTTGCTATTGAGCAAATCGCACGTATGTTTAGGGTTCCGCCTCACATGATCGGTATTACAACACCAGGCGCAATGAGTTACGCAAGTGTTGAACAAAATAATATAAATTTTGTTACACATACTTTAAGACCTTATATAACAAAAATTGAAGAAGCATATTCAAGACTTTTACCTAGCGAAGCATTTTTAAGAATCAATGTTGATGGTTTGTTACGTGGTGATTTCGCTACACGTATGCAAGGTTATTCAATTGGTTCACAAGCAGGTTTTCTTTCAATTAACGATATAAGAAAATTTGAAGATATGACACCTGTTGATTCAGGTGACGTTTACAGAGTTCCTTTAGCAAACGTAAATCTTCCAGCCGCTGATTTAGTTGAAACAGATAAAAAAGTTTCAATGGCACAAAAACTTGTACTCGCTGGTTTCGATCCTGCTAGCACTTTGAAAGCATTAAATCTTCCAGCAATTATTCATACCGGTGTTCCATCTACACAACTTCAACCTGTTGCACAAATTGATCCAGCAAATCCTGAAGCCGTTTATGAGGTTAAATAATGACTTTGTTTTCTGGAAATACAACAGTTGGAACTGCTGCAACTTTAATTGATGGTGTTGCTTGGCAAAACCCTGTAGTTATGCACATTCACAATAACGATAATACTGATTCTGTTTATATTGGTGGATCAGATGTTACAACTTCAAATGGATTAAAATTATTAAAAGAAGATTCGATCGAAATAACTTTGCATCAAGCAAATCAAATTTTTTGTGTATCTTCTAAATCAGGTCATGTTATTTCGTGGATTGCGCAGAAACTTTAATGCCATATTTTATTACAGATGAATCTGCTGATTGTTCAGGCTGGGCAACGATTAAAGAAGATGGTGAAGTTATTGGTTGCCATGAAACTAAAGAAGATGCTATTGCTCAAATGGTTGCTATTTCAATTGCTGAAGATATGGAACCGGGTGGAGAACGTGCACCTGCTCCGGCTAAAGATCAAATTGAAGGTAGTGATGAAAATAAACCTGATAGCGCTCAAGGTGCTGGTGGCAATATTGATTTTGATGAAGCAACTGAAACTTCTTTACGAAATAAAGTTAAAAATCATAATGAAGATATGGATAAATCAAGTAAGCCTGATTGGACGCGCGCAACCTTAGGTCAATTGAAAGCAGTTTATAGACGTGGCGCTGGTGCGTATTCAAGTTCTCATAGACCTGGTATTTCGCGTGCTGCTTGGGCTATGGCAAGGGTTAATGCTTATCTTTATCTTTTAAGAAATGGTAGACCAGCAAATCCAAATTATGTTACTGATTTTGATTTGTTACCTAGTGGACACCCGAAATCAACGCGATCTTTGAAACGTGCGTTACCTGAAGAATTAAGTGTTGGCGATTATGTTATGTGGTTTAATGGCGATAATCTTTTGCAAGGCGAAATTAAAGAAATTCAATTTGATGGTGCTTTAAATATTCCTAATTCTGAAATTATTTTGCTTGGTACGCCTTTCAATCCAGCAGCGCTTATTCAAGTTTATGAAGAAATAGGTAATGTTTTTAAAGCAACAAATGAATACGTTGGTGTTAATTTTGAACAATTACGTAAAAGTGATGATTTAAATATTGAGGAAGAAGAAATGATGATTAATGATGTACAAGAAGATGTTGAAGATGTACAAGATGATTCGATAAATGATGATATGCGTGCTATTAATCAAGACGCACCTGCTTATATGCGTGCTGCTG